CCTTGGGCCGGTTTTGGTTTTCAGGGGCATCGGTTTTTTACTCCCGAAGGCCGAGATATCGACCCGGTGGGAATGCGCTACTGGTCGCTCACATGCAACATCGCCCGCGAGTGGGCGCTGATGATGGCCGAGGAACGCGAGCGGGTGTGGCATACCAGGCCGGCCGAGGTGATCTACCTGCGGGACGTGCTCCGGCGCAGGCGTGAAATGAGGCTATCAGTGGTGGATGGCGCGGGGTCCGCCGATCGATCGACGGTGGTCCGTAAGACGCGTGGGCCACGAGGTCCACGGCGCGGATGAGGCGTTATCCGTAGGGGCTATGCCCCTACACCCCTGGGTCATTTGCAGGCATCTTGGACTGCGTTGTCCCAATAGCTGGAAAGCGCGAAAGAGCGATGCACGCCGGCAGCTTCATAGGCTGCACGACGCCCCTCTTTGGCAACCTCACATGCATAGCGATCCTTGGAAGAACTGGCAGCCACATAGGTCCCAGAACCGGAACGGACAGGAGAAGCATTGCGGGCGCGAAGCTGCGCAGCGGTACGGGCAAGCCTTTGCCTCAACGCCGGGTTATCCGGCTCAGGCTGAGCATCCCATTGCTTTGCGGTAACGCCTGGACACGGAGCCGACTGGTAAACGACTTGCGCACCACTCACGCACTTGAAAACCTGCTGGGCGCTGGCCGGAACGGAAGCCACGAAGAGCACAACAAAAAACGCACGAATATCCATACGCCCTCCCCTTGAGAGCGGGATTCTACCTACATCTGCAAGGTAGTGGCCGGCGTCGTGGTGTTCGTGGTGTAGGCCTTGTTGTCCGGGAACGTGCCCAGCGTGCGCGGCCCGTACTCAATGACACCGCCTCGCACCCGGTCGCGGTCAGCGCCGCCGCCGTCACTCCCTACGGTCGCAACGCCAGCAGCGCCACCGCTCCCATCCGGGGCCATGTTGTAGAGCCGTGCGTCCTTCTCACGAATGGGCGCGGTCCAGGGCCACGCGGTGGCCACCATGATGTGCTTGCCGGCTGACAAGCGCACGCCGTACGTAACGACGCTGACGCTATAGCCCAGGGCGCGCAGCTGAGTGAGGTCCAATTCCTCAATGACGTTGTTGCTCTCATCGATCCATTGGACCCAGGCCCGGTCCTGATCCCCTACCCGCGCACGCGCCGACAGCCGAATGCGGCCCTTGTTGGCCAGCTCGGCGACATAGCGCTGTTCCTGCGTCAAATCAGCGAGCGGATCGGGCGGCGGCGGCTGGATCGGCACGCTTGGCGCGCCGTTTGCCAAGCCCGCACCCACGTGCGTGGGCTTGTTGGCCTGGCTGGCCGAGGCCACCGGCTTGTTTGGATCGGAACGATCCTTGGTGAAGTAGTGCACGAAAAAGTAGATGCCGACACCACCGACGACGATGAAGATGGCAGCACGCACCGCCATCGCTGCCCAGACGTTTTTGCCGCCCTCTTCGTAGACCTCAGTGTTTTCGGCACCAGGGGCATAGCCGTCATACAGCGGAAAAATGGCCGGGTCGTACTTGAGCGTCTGCCCGCCCACCTTCTCGAACTTCCCCGGCGAGGTGGTATGGAAATACGTCACGCGATATCGGCCCTTCATGCCGATGGCGGTGAGCTTCTGGAAGGTGTTTTTCTTCTCGATGCGCGCCTTGACCGCAGAGTGAAGGCGGTTGATCCACTGCGTCATGATGACCGCATCGCCGCCGTTCTGGCCGAGCAGCGCCCAGAAATTCTCCACTGCCGGCGAGAGCGGCTTGCGCTCATTGACGTAGAACTCGTGCACCTCATCAATGACGACTAACGCATCTTTGAAATCGTCCGGAATGCACCACTTGCCCGACGCATCCTGCGTGCACGCAAAAAGCTTGGTCACATCCTTCGTATCGACCAAGACGAGGAGGCTTTGCACATCGCTTTCGGCAATGCCCAGGTGCTTGGCAATGCGATCAAACCGCAAGCCGTTGAGACGGGCGAACACGCGCCGGCCCTTCTTGAGCGCGGGGAGAATGTGATTCTTTACCGCGTCATAGCTCTTGCCGGCACGCGGCACACCTTCATTGAAAACTAGCATGTCACCAAATCCCGACCGTCAGCACGCGACGTAACAGATAGAACACCATGGCCGCGCCGATCATCACCAGCGCAGGCCCGATCTTGAACACATCCGCAAACCACAGGATGGTGCTGCCGGCGTTGCCGAGCATGCCGCCGATGCTCTGGCCCTTCATGAAGTCAGGCATGGGCAGCAACGTCAACACGTAGAGGATGGCCGCCAGCGACTGTTCCAGCCACATCACGAACAGGTCGCCCACGAAATCGACAATCGCCTGCCATACCAGTTTGACGGCACGCCAAAGCCATGCGGTCAAATCGTTGAACCAACCTGCTTGCATATCGTCGTCCTCAGGTCACAGCAATGCGAAGCGCAGCGTACGCAGCAATCGCCAGAATCACCCAGCCCGCCGCGCGCAGAAACGCCAGGAAGTCGCCGCCGCAATGGAAATTGATCGTCATGGCGTTCCACCACTTCGACGCGCCCAGCGAGAACACCGGGCACGATCCACCAGACGGAACAGTCATGAAATCCGTGATGCCGGCAACCATGGGTGTGCCGCGCACCTGCGTATTGAATTTGCTCAGCACAGACTCGACAGTCTTGCCGCTTTTCTCGTATAGCTCAGACATGGGTGCGCCCTCGCCGCCTTCACCCTCACCAGGCGTAGTGCCATCACCATCACCGGGCGTGCCGCCGTCTCCGCCACCGTCGCCATCGCCATCGCCGCCGCCATCTCCACCACCGTCGCCCCCACCGTCTCCACCGCCGTCTCCACCGCCGTCGCCGCCGCCATCACCACCGCCGTCTCCGCCACCGTCGCCGCCACCATCGCCGCCACCGTCTCCACCGCCATCACCATCACCACCGCCATCGTCACCGGGCGTGGAAGGCGGCGCATCACCAGCTGCACACGTGGCGCCGCTTGGATACATGCCATTGCCCTTTTCGCCCCCGATGGTGAAATTGTAAAAACAGCCATCGTCACAACTGACGCCACTGCCATCGGAAGCACTTGCGCCAATCATCGGAGCACGATTCACGCACATACCGGAATAGCGAAAGCTACCGCAGCCGCCGTTGCGAACCCCGTAGTTTGAAGAGGTGTCATCGTTACGAAAATCATAGGCACAGTCGAACGCGTCCATACCTTGCGCCTTGACGCAAAATCCGCCAGACGGTTCACGGCGACGGATCTGCCAATCAGACACAGCACGCGCACCAGCCTCACGACATTGTGCGAATGCTTGCCCCTCATCAAGTGTCACTTGCGCATTGGCAACACGAGGCCACAGTGCGCAAGTTAGGGACAAAGCGCAGATCAGGCGCAAAAAAAGGTGGTTCACACATCTAGCCCCTTGACGCCTGCCCAGCCGCACAGCGCGCCCATGAATCCACAGAACAAGAGAACGATCATCGCCCTACCCCTGAAAGAGAGAGGGCGACACCGAAGCGCCGCCCTGCCCTCACCACCATTAGCCGAAGAAGCTTGCAACCTTCTTGGCACCCCACTTGGTGAAGCCCACCAAGGCAATGATTGCAGCGGCTGCGATCATCGCAGTTGCAGCTTCGGCACCGCTCACGCCAGTCAGAATGTCACCCATGTTTTACTCTCCTCGTTGATTGATTGATTTACCGGTCGTTGAACATGCCTGCGACGCTGCCGGCGAGGCGTCCCAGGACGAACCACACGATCACCAAGCCGCAGCAGCCGGTGGACCACGCTACGGCGTCCTCCTTGCTGGGCATTGCGAACGCTTCTTGCACCAGCGCATACACGCTGTATTCGCTACCACTCACCAGCACGTAACCGCTGCACTCGCCAACCGACTGACCGGTGGGCACCAACGTGCCATCCGCTTGCAAGGCTACGCACACGGCCATGGGTTAAGCCGCCACGCGTGCAGGGGCTTTGACAGCGCGCAACACCTGAAATTTGCTGTAATTGATCGCGCCCTTGTTGACCGTCACCATGGCTTCGATATCGAGCTCATAATCACCAGGCTGATACGGAGGCTGACCCTTCTCCAAACGCACATCCAGGGGATATGCAAACCCGCCTGCTTCCAGCTTGGCTTTCTGCTTGCGGGTGGTGTATTCCCGATCCTTGCCCTCGTCATCCTTGAACGTGCCAGCACGCTCATCGACTTCGGCGCTCAACACAGTGACTTTGATTACGCTCATGGTGTAACCCCTTCTAAGGTTTGATTGATGCCCGCGATTTCGGGCCATTGATTGGCTACGTCTGCTGTTGCCCACGCCGGTAGCCGATGCGACGTGCAGGTGCTGATGACGGCATGCAACGCGTCTGGCGTTGGGCAATGCCGCACGATGAAATTGAGGGTTGCGCCGTATTGGCGCTTGAGGTGCCGGCGCGCACTTTTCCAAGTGGCATCAATAGCAGCTTTCGTAATGTCGATGCGCGTGGCGACGCAGTGCAGGAACTTGAGAACGGGATAGGCACCGAGAAGATAGCCAGCAGGATCGCGCAGCAGATCCAACGGCAATTCCTTGCGGTTCGTGGCGCGGAATTGCGCTTCATAGCGCACCCATTCGGAAGCCTTGTCGCCTTGCTCCCTGCCCTTCTCGTACACACGCAGCTGCTTTTCTGACTTCTTGCCACCGACATAGAAGGTCTTGCCGTCGCCACTGTCGTGATCGTCCACGGTCTGCGCCTTGGGGCGCTGTCCACGGTTGTCGAACTCACCTGATGCGTACCAGCTTTGCGCAAGTTTCAAGGGGTATTTGCCCAGCAGGTCATCGGCGGCAACGTCCACACGGGTCAATCGTCCTGCGCAGCTTTCGAGCTTCGCTCGAAGCTCCAGCCACCGCTTCGCATGGCCGCAGCGCGCTGCGCTCAACACTCCACACCCGGTGCCGGTTAACTCGATACGCGCGGTATACGTTCCATCTGCACGGCGGCAGTTTTCGCCGCCCAATTCGATCAGACCGACGTGTTGGCCATCGCGGTCGGTGATACGCACGCGCCAGGTGTAGAAGCGCCCAGGGCCTGCCGTTTCGTCCAATTCCAAGCCAAGCCCAGCGAAGAACCAGCAGAACACTTGCAGTGCGACCGCGCGGGCGTTGTCGGCGTTGACGTCCATCCATTCGCGGACCTCTTCGGGGTCGTCGTTGACGAACACACCGGCTTCGCCGAGGACGGCACGCAAATCCACAGAGGCGGAAAACCAGTCAATGGCGACCGTTAGCGTGCCATCGGCGTTCCTGAATTCACTGACTCCCCTGTTAGACGAGGGGAGTCCCAGATCCCGCGAGCCGTCAGCCATGCGCGTAGAACTCCACAGCAGCGGCTTCACAGGCACGAGCAGCACGGCGCGAGGCGTGCACGCTCTGCTCTACCAGCCGGCCAGCGAGGCGCACCGTCAGGCGGAAACGCCGAGTGCGGCGACCACCGATCACGGTGTGGTAGGTGTCGATATGGGAGACGACCTCAGTCATGACCAACTCCGCTGAAATAGGCGATCAGACCCGCAGGCGTCAGGAACAAGAACACGCCACAAACCCATGTCCACGGCTCAGGCAGGTAGTAGGCACCGATGATGAAAAGGGAGATGAAGGCAGCGAGAGCCCACACGTAGCCGATGCACTTTGCGAACTCCTTCATGCGACGACCTCCATTTCACTTTGGGCGCTACAAATCGTGACGCGTCGCGAAATAGTCGGCGCGACCAAATCAACGTAGCTTTCGATGATGAAGACCTGTTCGCGGTGTGCGCGCAGCGCAGCTTCGGCCCGACGATCCAGAATCCAGGCGACCAATCGGGCGAGGCCGACGATCACGGTCAGCGCGGAAGCGCCGAGCAATGCAAATGCGTTGGTGTCCATGAAGCCCCTATCCCCTGCCCCTTGACGCGGACCCCGGAGGGGAGCCGGGGGTGCGCGGTGTCGAGTACCACTCGTCACAGGGTGCATATAAACTAAAACTCAACACCCGCGTCAAGTAAAACTCGATATGCAGACGATAAATAAATTGCTTGACACAGCGCTAAAAGCGTGCAATGAGCCGTCGGACCGCCAGTTGGCGAAGCATCTCGACGTATCTCCGAGCGCCATATCGCTGTGGCGCAAAGGCAAGCCCATCAAGGACGACCACTTGATGGCGTTGATCCACCTAGCTCAAGCGGACCCGGCAATAGCAGTGCTTGTACGGACCGAAGGCGCTGAAAGCCCGCAAGCGAAGAAGGCCTGGGGCGTAGTGTGGGACAGACTGTCCCCGGTCACTACGGTGATCGGGGGACTCGCGCTGGTGGCAATCGGCATACACGCAGGAGCGCATGAGGCGCTGCTGGCGGCCCTCTCACCGGTCGTGATAACCGACCCTCTATACATTATGCGAAATTGGCTGTGTTGACGCTCCTGTGCGCCCTGGCGGCCTATCACTGCTGGTCACTGCACAGGAAGCGGACCGGACAATGACGCTAGACACCTACGA